GACCTATGATGGAAGTAAGTATAGGCAAGGTTTGATATTGTAATGGTGAGGTGGATAGCAGGAGAACACACTTACTGCTATCGCACCTCTAATCTCTAGAATGGTATTTCGTCAGCGTCATCAATGACTGGCTCTGTTCTCGGATCAGTCTCCTCAACTTGTTCTTCTTGAGGTTTCTGCTTTTCAGAAACTTGGAAAGTCATAAACTTTCTACCATCTTTTTCTCTACGCCACCCTGCTAATCTATACACTTCTTCTGTTGTATTAGCTAGTGTAGTGTTGTCAATGTTACCAGTATAATCTGGTTTGTTTTCATTGTCAGTTTTATCATTAGGAAATATAGCACCTACCTTACGATAGACATCTATACGTTTGCTACCATCTCTGTTAGTACAAGATATCATTGCAAATCTGTGTTCGTTACCTGCAACATCTACCTTGCCCTGCAAGATAAATTTTTGGTCATCAAATGGTGTACCACAGATTCCCGAGTTAGTATTATCATATTCGTCTGACATTAGAAGTCCTCCTTGTTGTTTCTATTGTTGCTATCAGCCGTGTATTTGTTGCCGTCCATCTCACCTAGGAATACATCTGCATTGAAACCTAAGTGTGATATCGCTTTGGTTAATCCATCTGTTATTGCCATCTTTGGTGCATCTTCATTAGTACGAGTCTTGGCACTATTGAAGAATGTACGGCAACCACTAAACGGGCCAAAACGATTATCTTTAGTTTTAGTCCAGATAGTGATATGAGCCACACACGCAGTATCGCCATTGGCAAAGTTGACGAAATCCATTTTGGATTCCCAACCCCACCCATGACCAACTGGCCCAAATGCTTTTGTTACTTCTTTGATTTGATACTGTGGATCGATAGCAGTAAACTTTCTCGCACCAAAGCTAACTGGCTTGAGATACTTTTTGTCTGTCGTAGCTACTGCATTCCATAGTTTTAGATTGTCTGTTTTAGTCATTGTGTGTTCTCCTTTTTAGTTGGGATAGTGAAGCGTAAAGACCCTCGCTTGTCCCGATTGATTATTAGTTTGTCCGTATAAACCTTACGTTCATTCGGCTTTACGATTTCTTTGAGTTCTTTTTTTGCTCTCTCAAACTGACGAGCAGGTTGTTCGAACTCGATATACTCATCAGCTAATGTATTGAAGTGGTTATCTTGTGAAGCATCACGAGCAACCATATCGTTCAATTCAATATCATCAATGCTGAGTATAGGTTTGTCTTCGACTACGGGAGTCTTGTCTTCAACTACTGCTTTCCAAAACTTCTTGGCTAGTAGTTTTAGTTCATTGATGTACGACCAATTCTTCTTGATGTACGTAGCTTCCCATCTTCGATTGCCAAAGATTACTGATAAGTAACAACCATCTAGATTGCTAAGAAACATATACCATTGTATCTGTGGCATATATCTTTCAGCAACATCTACCATCTTGTTACTGTCATAAGTATGTTTGCACTCAACAAACGTTGGTTCTTCTTCAATGACACCATCAAGTGTACCACCACAAGGTACGCCCTCGTAGTTCATCTCACGCCATTGTTGTTCCTTAACTTGGAACTCGTAGGTTTTACGAAACCAATGTATGTTAAGTGGTTCGGTAGTTATACCAATCTGTACTGCAAGGTTGTCAGTCAGATCTTCAGCTTCAGCACGACCAGTCTTTTCTGCCCATAGCTGATGCCATTCGTTATCATCTCCGTGTACTAATCTATTAAGATCACTACCACCAAGATACTTTCTTCTGTCTTTATCCATTGTGTGTTCTCCTTTATTTAGTTGTACTGCATTTATGCAGTTAGTTCAAGATGTTTTTTATTTAAAGCCAACATCAATAGCTTCCGTTTTTGCTCATACGGAGCAATCCTTTCATAGAACTCAGAGTACGTAGGCCACCACTTGTTACTACGTTTGATACTCTCGATAGCTTGTATTGTAATATCTGCAGGGTGCTTTGATAGTTCAGTAGCTAGTGCTTTGATACGTACAGATACGTCATCAATGTTCTCTTGAGCAGGTTTGATAAGAAGCGTCATAAGCATTGCCAGACGCTTTTCTAGTTCTTTGATAGGCAATCCTACCATAGATTGTGTAGTGGCTACTCTAGCCCTCTCTATGGCCGTTAAATCGGCATCTTTTGGTATGTCTATACCTATAAGTTCGATAGTCATACCACCCTCTTGTGGATATCGTATTCTATCACGTATCCGTATCGGTGATCCGAGTATAGATTCCATTGAAGAAACTAGGCTTTTGTCTAGTTCTGTTGGATTGTTTACCTCCAGTTGACGTTTGATTGCTTGTTCTGTCTGCGTTCCACTTAATGCTATTTCGTATCCAGTACTGGAATGCTCTGTTGATGTCTTTGAATTTTGAGCCTTTGGCATTGTGGTAATCACGGAACTGATCGATTTCATAGTCATAATCTACGTTGCCTCCTTTTTGCTTTAGCTGAAGCATCAATTCATCAGAGGGTTTCCAATCGTCTGGTATCATCTTCTGCTCCTTTATTATTTGTTTAGGTTTATATGATAGGTTAGTGTTGCTCTCTGCAACTATAGAGTTGCATTGTGCAACTAACGTTGGGTAAACAGTATAGAGTGTCGAGCGTCTATTGTTACCTCGTTTACGTTGTATCCAACCATTATCTTCGAGCCAGTTAAGTTTACGTGTAACTGTAGTTCGATTCATTGCAGTACGTTTTGCAAGTAAATCTAGACTCGGCCAACATTGATGGGATTCTTCATTGGCATGATCACATAATGCGACCATCAGCCATTTAGCATAGCAGTCTGGAATATCAGACTTCATTGCTCGTGCCATCAGTAAGAATGACATTTGTGTTCTCCTTTCATTTTAGTTTTGGTGCAATATGTTTTGCAAATATCTCCTCTGTAAACATAATTATAGTTTGAGGTGTACCAGTTCTACGTTTGTAGATTACTACATCTCTGTCCTTGAAAGTGGTAAACGCAGATGGGAATGTAGTATTGTTTCTATACTTCACCTCTACTACCAGTCTTTGTCCTTCGACCTCGAGGACGAGATCTCCAGTATACTCGCCTCCCAACGATCCCGAGAGTGGTTGCCTTTTAACTTTGAGTCCCATCTCCGAAAGCGTCTTCTCGATTTTCTTTTCGTGGTAGTTACCTTTTCTGCGACTTTTAGTTGCCATTTATCCTCCAAGTAACAGTCGACACAGACAATACACCACTTGCCTATATCAACCTTTGGTGCAACGAAGTCTGTAGCTATTACACCACAAGCCTCGCACTTTGCACGATTACGTTTTAGCTTTTTGCTTGTAGATTTTGAACCTGCAACCAAGAGCTTCAACCCAACACGATAGCAAGAAACCACTAGGCACTCGCTTGTATTGTTCCCATTTATGCACAAGAGATTTGGCACAACCAATCTTGTGTGCTAATTCTTCCTGCGAAATATTTTTTTTATGACGTTGGTGTACTAACTGCTGAACAAGGTCTTGATAAACGATTGGTACGTTTATCGTCTCATTGTAATGATTGAATTGTTTTTCTAATGCAGTCATATACTTTCTTCGCAGTTACATACCTTATGTCTTGACCATACATTGCTCGATAGAACGTAGACGTAGGTATACCTGCCTCAACAAATGCTTTTTTGAGGTTGATATTATTTTGTTCTGACAATTCTTTGAGTACATCTGTATAGCTTTTCATTATTAATCTGTAGCATAATTGCAGTCATTCGTCAAATTTCATTGTCATTGTATATCCAAGCCTCGAGTTCTTCGTCTGTCATCTTGTCAAAGTCTACTGTCTCTTGACGTTTCTTTAGAATTTTTTTCTGTGGCTTGGTATATTTCTTTTGTGCGTTTGCTTTACGTATCAAATGCATACTGCCCGTTAGAAAATTATTCTCGATTTCAATCTCTGTAGTACGTACAGTATGCCCACAAACTCTGCAGACTCTACGTCTGCGTACAGAATTATCTGATTGCAGACGTGAATCCTTTGTCTCTGTTTTGTTTTTACACTTCGGACACTTCATACTTCTTAGCCATCATTACACGTTGGTTACGACCAGACATTGCTTTACGTCTTTCACCCGTGTCAATGATTAGTCCTTTCTCCATAAGCCTCGCATATCTTGGTGAGATACTGCCAGTTCTGATTTTATATTTGGTATACATTTGATGCTCGACTTGGTCGTGTATGCAACCATGATCACCAAAGTTTTCTATTTCGTTGTAGACAAGTTGCTCTAGCTTGGTTGGATCTACAGATACTTTAGCTTGGTGGCTAGTATCTGGATCAAACCTACGAGCAAATGCCTTGTCTAATCTTTCGCTTACTTTCTGTAAGCGTACTATGTTGTCTTCGTGTTTAGTCATTGTGTTCTCCTAGTATGGTATATGATCGTCAAGAAGTTCTCGATTGGCGGCCTCGTCTGCTTGTCTGTCAAAATACTCTGACTCCCAAGCATCATTGACACGCTTGACTAGTTTCTTCTTGTCGATCTTTGGGTTAATAGAATGAAGCACATCAACGATAGCTTCAATGGAAGTAGGCCACCCTATGTGTGGCACTAGCTTTTTTGTGAGTTCGTTGTAATCAATCATGATAAGCAACGTACTCTGGTAGTTTGTCTAACTCTTTGAATGGTATGTCGAGCCATACATCACACCAGTTGGGACGCTCCTCGAGTTCGTTACCATCTGCATCTGTGATAGTTGTTGATGGTTCGAACGGATTGGTCATTACGATTTTGATACGCCACTCAACATCATTGTGAGGTAGGATTGTTGAGATGGGCATCTTGAGGTCGTCAGATATTTCATTGACGAACTCCTCTTGGATTGCACGATTGCTATTGTTTTTGATAGCAAGATTGTTAAGCCGAACTAAGTCGGCTTTGGTTAGGTATTTAACTTTTTGCATTGTCATTTCCTTTCACGACTGTGGGTATGTAGTGGTCGTCTTCAACCAAGTCTCGTTGTAAGACTTCGTTGTATGTTGAAAGTACTGCATTGATGTTTCTGAATGCGTCTTCGATACGCCAAGTGAATGTAGATTCATCAGCCTTTGCACGTTCCAATAATTCGTGTAAACAATTTTGGCACGTCTGTACTTGTTTTATAAATGAAGGTCGTTTAGTATTCATAGTGTTTCCTTTCGTTTAGTAGTAAGAGAAGATGCTCTCACCCAACAAGAGCATCTTCTTCTTACGAGATTAT